CTTGGTAGGAATACCCATGGCTCCTAATTCTAAACAATACTTTATAGCTTGTTTCTTTTTATCCGGGTCAATAGCCACATATACTAAAGGAGTTTCTTCCATGAGTAGTCTATGTTTTAACTTCTCTGAAATAATACTACCTGTTAAATAAGTCACATTTCTTCTTACTGATACGCTGTCGAAAAAACCCTCTACAATAACTATAGGGAATTTAAAATCTAAGAAAAACTCATTGACTATAATATCATTTATCTTGACAGAAGCGCCTAAGTATTTGTAAGGCGAAAGACCTGTGAAGTCTCTGCCTTCAAAAAAATTAAGTGTACCGTTCTTGTCATAAGATGGTAGTATAATCCTGCCTGCGTACTTACCTGTTAAACAATACCCAACCTTATGTCTTACTATGTCCTGGTTTGTGAAAGAAGGCTTAAATCTCCTTAAGAAACTTAATACAGCTTTGTTAGGAACCTTGTCTAATGATACATATTCATCGGGCAATTTCAATAAGGCAGTAGGAATGTCTATTTGAGTATCATCTTTCATTTGGTAATACTCTAAAACACTTCTAAGTTGATTAATTTGATTCTTTGTGGCACCACATTTGTAGAAAAGATTACTTACGCTCCTACCCTTGGCTTCACAAAACCAACAATGATACTTTTGATTAGTTAAATTTACACTTAACTTCTTTTTGTGGTGATTGCAGAAGGGACAATGAAAAACAATGTCTGATTTGCCCGCTGATTCCGAAGAACCTAGCACTTCCTCTAAAACCGATAATAATCTAAAACGCATATATAATTATTTTTTCTCTTCAAACCATTGCTTAGGTATCGAATAGGCCGCCCATTTTATGTTGTGTTTATTGCACCACTCGGCGTAAGTGGTTTTGGCTCCTTTTGAAATTCTTACATGAGGATCCTGGAATACAATCCTGATGTCTAAATGAGGGTTGCATGAAATAATATCCATCATCTTTTTCCGCTCTTCTAAAGTCCATCTTCCTTTAGCTTCTATGATAATATTATTAGGTAACTCAAAATCCGCTAAATAAGTTCTAGGAGTTTCCGGTTTTATGTACTTAATAACTTTTTTCTCATACAAATCTTTAGGGTTTACTCCCAAAGAGCCTGATATTTGTAAAGCAATAGACTTCTCGAAATTAGATCTGTACCCTTCTTTCTGCGCTAGCCTAGTCTTAAATGAATTGTTAAAAAATCCTGCCATGTCAATAATCAAATTTTACAATAACATTTAAATCCACATCATCTCTTTTCTTTATTGCTTGTCCCATTTTACCTACTGCAATTAGCTCGTTATATTTGTTGTACAAGCCAATAGTAGTTATGTAAGGAGATAAAGAACCTGTGAAATCATCCAAATACTCTGTACTCTTAACAGTCTTAGTAGAGGAAGGGTTCAATGTGAGATTAAAATCACCTCTTTTAATTCTAATCAACATCTCAAACTCATACAAAGTTAAGCTATTTTTATAATAAAGCAACCAATTGTTAGATAAAATTTCATGATATTTTTTATCCGGGCTTGTGATTACTAAATTACCCGTCCTATAAAACACATTGCCCACTCTACTTGTCTGGTAACATGAAATAGATGATGTATTGTATAAGCTAGCTACATTTTGAGATGTTGCTGCTCTATTGTAAAATCTTAATTCATCTATAAGTCCTGTATATCCATTTCTCCCATCGAAAGAAGATGCTCCTATCATTATATCACTTACATTGACAGTTTCATCTTTAACATCTGCTCTCGATGAATTTAAGGTTCCGTCTACATATAATTGAATGTTTGATCCTGTCTTAACTAAACATACATGATGGAAATTATTATCTAAAATGGAATTGGAGGATGTTAATTGCAATGTAGAAAATCCATCCGATCTACTGAAAGATAATTTTCCCGGCTGTGGATGAGTGTGATTATGTACGGAAAAATCATACGGGTAATAATCTACCGGGTAATATTTGAAAGAAGACGAAGAAAATACATCTGTTACAATTAAATTACCTCTGTTTATTCTCTTTAACCTACCGAATTCTTCCCTATACAATATGGACTTCTTATCAATTATTGTATTTTTATTGCTAGTTAATACGCTCTGAGATACCGGAGCTTTTAACCAAAAACTTATGGTAAAATTGTCTGCCGACTCAAAACTAACTGCATCAAAATTTTTAGTGTGAATATAACCGTCGCCATAAAATTCCGCAGCTAATCCTGTTCTAGTTCCGTTTATAGGAATACCACTTGAATAGGCTACTTGATATGATTTTGATTTTTCCTGGGGCTCAATAACTTCACTTTCGTATCTTATAAATAACGTCTTTTTTCCGCCTCTACCGTATCGATATGCTTTATGCGCGTCCTGGAATCCCCAATATCCACATAAATTATCAGTATTTAGGAAAGAGCTTGTATTTATATTCTTGTCATATAGGTTATTGTGTCCATCGTCTACTAAAAGTACATTGTTGTTTAATCCTTTTAAATATAATGTGGTTTCTTTAATCTTGTCTCCGTAATTTAAAGAGGGAATAGAGAGTAAACTAGCGGTTAAAAACATATTTTTGGTAGTTCTATTTCTGTCCCATCCTTCTAAACAATTAGCCCATGCAAATCCTCTTTTATAATATAGATGATTAAGTGAACTATAGACAATGTACTTATATGACCCATCTGAATTTTTTGGGTATGTTACGTCTTTTGATGAACTTATATGAATAGGCCCATTATAATAAAGTCCTTGTTGTACTTTATAACCTTGATTTAAATAACTTCCGGTGAGAATATAATATTCCTTGTTTACTTCAAACGGCGCAATATTAAAATCCTCACCTCTTATTGGCGCGAATGTACTCATATTAATACTTAAGTTTTACAGTAAATATAGATTCTTCTGTAAAGTTTTTTAGTATGGGTTTAGCTAATTTACCTACTGCAACAAGTTCTCTTTGAGCATTGTATAGACCTACGGTAGTAATATAAACTTGAGGATTATTCACAAAGTTCTCATATATTTCTCCGTTAGTTTCTGTAAGTCTTTTAGCGAGTTCCATGCCCTCTGGTGAATTTGGATCTAATGGCATAGATAAATCTCCAGGCCTTCTAGTGTCCTCTTTCTTATTGTAAATAAAGTAGCTATTATTATTTGTAAAGTTAAATTCTCTGTTATTGATTCTGATAAAATAGTAATCATTGTATTCTCTAATTACTCTTCTAGCTTTCATTCCTAAATAATCTCCACTAACATCTTGAATTAGAGCAGAGCCAGAGAATGATTTGTATAATTTAATAGCGTTATAGCCATCTATTTCCGAAGCATTAGAAGTTGCAAAAGATGCAGACAAATCTAATTTATCACCGTCTAAAAGAACTACACCTAGGGATGGAATTAGCTTGCCGTAATAATGTGGAGAAGATTCATTATATACTCCTGTTTCTAAAGTTCCTGAAACTATATTATAGGAATACCCAACATCTGTATAATCTGGATTTATGTTTATCTTAGAATCATCAATTAATCTAAGAACTCTGTTATTACCCGCTAATTTTACATTTGAGCCAGTATGTGTAGCCCTAGTACCTCCTCCTGCTAAAAATCTAGAGCCAGATAGATGTGCGATATTTAGTTCTAATACTCCGGCATCTAATCTATCTTTTAATCTTTTTGATTGGTAGTTAACGACATATATGCTATCTGTATCTCTTCCTGTTAGATTAAACTTAGCGTCTCTTCTGCCTAAAACTAGATTTCTGTATTGTGCGTATATAGCTTTTGTTGGCGTTATGTTTATTTTATTACCTTCATCTAAAGATCCAGAACCTCCACTATGTCCGTAGGCTATGCTAAATTGAATAGAAGATGTTAATGATGTTTTAGGATTTTCATCATATACATGTGTATAATATCTACTGTAATTTTCGGAAGTACTACCTGTAAAGAAAGTAATTAAATTTCTTACATTATTAGAAAATAAACCTTCGGTTATGTCAAACACATACTTTCTATTATCTATAGGATTTATTTGTTTTAGCCAATTAGAATCAGGAATTCTTAATGTCGTAGTTGTAGTTGTGGGCCTAAAAGTAGTGGTTGGAGGAGGAGTACCACCACCTCCGGGAGTACCACCTCCGGGAGTACCACCTCCGGGAGTACCACCTCCGGTTGTTCCGCCACCATCGCCATCACATCCAGGTCGTCTGTATATCCTATTAGCTTCGTTTTCACCTCCATAATCGTTTGCAGAATTTAGAGTAAAAAATGCGGGATTTGGAGTTACCCAACCAGGCACATCTCCAAAAGTAACAGTGTAAACACCTGGTTTTGAAAATACGGCACTTGTATTTGCTTTATACGTATACGCTAGATTTCCAAGTACTCCGTTATTAATAGAATCTAAAGAAATAGATATGCCATTTATCGTAACAGAAGGAGAGGCAGGAGCCGAGGAACTCCCTAGAGTCACAATAGATCCATCGCATTCTTGAAATTGAACACCAGCTAATACTTGAGGTATACCGTCACAGTTAGGATTTGGGGGATTGGTTCCAGATGTTGCATTTACATTTGTATACCCTTCTGCTCTTAATTCATTTCTGAATAAAACAGTCTGTATAGATACAAAATTAGCGAAAAAACTATCAGAATCTCCAGGTCCTACTTCTGTACTAACAGCCTTGCCTCTAAATTCAGGAACTCCGTTATTACAAAAAGAAGCTCTTAATAAAATATCTCTAGTGGTATTTGAAGGCGATGTTGAATCTCCTCCGCCACCGGTAGAACCCCCGCTATTAGAAACACAATCTGTAGGTAATGAAGGGGTTGAGTCAAGACCAATTGATACATTTGTATTTCCATTTCTTTCTAATTGTTCTTTATATGCTCTCGCTATACTAATTCTGTTGGCAAAATTAACTTGACCAAATGAAGATGTTCTAGGACCTTCAGGGCTACAAAATGAAGCATTTAAAGTTACTGTATCAGGAGTAGGTGGTGTCGGCGTTGGTGTAGGTGTCGGCGTTGGTGTAGGTGTCGGCGTTGGTGTAGGTGTCGGCGTTGGTGTAGGTGTAGGTGTAGGTGTCGGCGTTGGTGTAGGCGTAATTCTCGAAGAGCCTGTAGTGTTAGAAGTATCAATTACTGGAGGGCAGTTAATACTACTAGGTGGAGAATCTATACCAAATGTAAAGGAATAGTTAGTATTTAGTGTCTCAGCTAAAGTGAAATTTGCTGTAATTGCGTTTATTTGATTTTCTATACTAGAAGCTGTTCCTGTTACAGTATATGAATTCGTTTGTAAACTACCATTTGCACAAACTAAAAAATTTATTGTTTTACTTATAACAGCTTCTCTATTTGTAATAGGGTTGCTAGGGTCGTAAAACCATGAATCATAATCTCTTAAATATTGTCCTCTTGCGGAAAATGGGAGAGATTCTATAAAAATTTGTTTATCTTGTTCGGACAAATAATAATATACTTCAAAATCCATTGCACACTATGTTTTTGCTATTAAATATTGATTCTTAGAAATCCAATTTTACTTTTAAAAGGGCTTCTCTAGTAAAACTTTTTTGTAAAGGTTTTGATAATTTAGCTACTGCAAGTAATTCATAAGAATTAGAATACATGCCTACTGTTGTGATATATACTTTAGGATCGTTTATAAACGTAGGTTGTGAGAAGTCCCCTTCTGAACCCGTTATAAAGGTTGGATTATTACTAAAATTATATCTATCATTTCTTACTCTTACAAAATAATGAGTAGATTTTACTTTCTCCGAACTTCTAGCTTGGAATCCTAATTTGTCTCCTGATAAATCTTGGAACTTAGCAGAACCAGACATAGACCTATACAACTTAAAAGCATTATCTCCGGCCACTTCAGAACCTGATACTGTACCAAACGATGCAGATTTATCAAGTGCCGTTCCGTCCATTACAATAATACCTAAATTAGGGTACACTAGACCAAATTTTTGAGGATTACTAGGATTATAAACGCCAGATTCTAAAGATCCTGATACTAAATTGTAAACCTTTCCAGCTGTCGTAACAGAGGCGGGATTTGACTTAGAATCATCAATTAATCTCATGTATCTCCCATTTCCGGCTAGTCTAACATTGGATCCGGTATGCGTGGAGTTTGATCCAGGTCCCGCAATAAATTGAGAACCAGATAGGTGAGCTATGTTTATTTCTAAAGTACCTACATCTAAGGATTCTCTTAATCTCGCTCTATTCACATTAATTACATAAATGCTGTCTGTAGATTTTCCATTTATTGTGAATTTTCTTTCTCCGGGGTCTAAACATAATTGTTTATATTGACCGTATATAGCTCTAGTAGGTGTATCATTTATTTGTCCTCCTTCATCAGCAGAACCAGAGCCATTGTATTGACCGTAGGCAATACTAAATTGAGCTTCGGAGCCTAAAGCATTTGAAGAGCTATTGAAAATTTCATAATAATACCTCTTTTGTGTAGCCGTTTGTCCGGAAGATGTAAAAAAGGTTGTTAAGTTACCATCGTTATTTGAAAATAAAGCTCTAGTAATTACTTCCTCTTGGTTAGGTACAATATCGGCCGTATTGAATGTAGTAAATATATCTGTATTTGCCATTTTTATTTTATTATTTATTCAGTTATACCAGCTCCAGGAGTTGTTCCTGTAGTAATTCTATTCACTGTTAAGCTAATGGATACTCTACCTCCGGTTTCGTTTCCTACTATTGCTAACGTAGCTTTTCTTTGATTTAGAGTAGAACCTTTTGCTTTTAAAGTGAAAGACAATCCGGTTACGCTTATTGCCTGTGCAGCTTCTGTGTCTGTGATAGTTCTAGGAGTTGAAGGAGCTAAATCCTGTCCATTATTTTGTGCGGGGGTTCTAGTTACGCCTACAAAAGAAGCTACATCGCTATCAGATAAAGTTGCGGTATATCCAAAAGTAGTATTTCCGCCTTCAAAATTTATAGTTCTTGGAGAGATTGTTATTTCTTCTCCATTTGTTAAGGTTACTGCTGTTTGACCTACGGATATAATTGGTATTCTAACTGTTCTCTTAGGTAGTGTAACCAATTTATATTTCATCATTTGAGTTTCATCCACTACCGCTTCTGTTAATGGCATGTTCTCTAAAGTAATTCCATAATATGCTGTACCGAGTGGATGATCTGTATTCCATAGTGAATAATCAATCTCATCATCAGCTAATGCAAAATGTGTAATTTGGAATTCATTTCTTCCTCGTGCAAGTAATTCCCGTCCTCTGCGGGTTAAAATAGCATCTACTGTTATTTGGTTATTGTTTAGGTATCCCATTTTGTTTGTTTTATAATAAATACTTTGAAATATAATATTTTACACTATTATTTGATTTGCGCTAACTTCTCTGTATTCTATAACAGGTCCACCGTCAATGGTATCTGTTGTATCTACATTAAAATCTAATCCAGTTAATTTGCATCCAATAAATCTAAGCCTATTAGGTACAGAGTCTTCAACGTATTGGTAATTAGTAGGAACTAGAGAAGATGAATAATAATTTTGTGTGCTTATCAATGTCGCTAGATTTAGATTTTTTTGATATTGTGAAGAATAATTTACGGCGGTGCTAGATGAGTAATGATATACTACTTTTTTATATTTTAAATTAGTTCTTTCAGATTCTATAATAGATTGAGTAACATACAATTTATTCCTATAAATATTTCCAGCATCATTTATTACATATTCATTCTTATATAAATATTCTTTCAGTTGTAATTTAGTCAATGTAGAATTAAAATTATGGAAACTAGATGACAAAACATAATTGTATGAGTTATTGTCATTGTAAAAATTATCGATATTGAAATTAGTAACTTTACCCACTATATTTTCTATCTTATAACATGATGAATCCAATTTAAAATCATTTGATATTACATTTGTGTTTCCATCATAAAAAATAATCTTTCTTCTATTTAGTATTCTATCTTTATATGTTCCATTTCTTTTAAATCTATATGCTATATTCTCTTCTGTAGATCCGCTAACATGCAACACATCTCCTATAAACGATAAATGTCTATTTAAAGTTGCGTATGATTCAATTAAATTTCTATCATCATCAAAATAGTATAATGATTCCATGTTTGAATTAATATCATTTTCTTCATTTGTATTGAGTAGATTAATATTACCTCTTACATGTTCTAATGTTCCTAAATCTGAAATAGAATATATATTTGACATGTCCCTATTCATTTCTAGGGTGTCCATTAGATTTTCATATTTGTACAAGTATGTTTCCCCGCCGAATTCATATAATTTTCCATTTTGATTAACTTTGTGAGAATCTAAATCAGAAAATAACAAAGAATATCCATCATAATAATTTAAAGTAGATGTTATTTTTTCATGTTTAAAATCTGGAGTTACATTTACTGGCAATTCTGAATTATATTTCCTGTACTCTAATTCTAAATCAGGAGGCATATCCGTATTTGTGCTGTATTTTATTTGCTCAAAATCAGGTAATATGTTAAAATCTAAGGATGATGTATATTTTTTATGTGATATATCTACCGGAGGTGCATAACTTATAGATCCTGTGTATAAAATATATTCTCCTACTTGACTATCGGTTTTTATAATAGTCTTTTCGTATTGTGGGTTAGTCATAGAAGGGTTTTTTCTTGCGACTTTAGCCCTTTCTAATATATTTTCCTCCAATAAAATACCTGCTATAAGATTTGCTCTAGCAGGAACTAATTGTTTTATCTGCTCAAATATAGAATAATCATAGAGCGAAAATATTTCTATGTATTTATTATAATTGTTTCTATTCTTATACTTCTTCCAATAATTCTCTCTATTTAATCTAAGGTTATTATATTCGTCTCTATATAAGTCAGAAGGATCACCAATTAAATTATCTAAATCTATACCTCCATATTGATTTGATATATCTCTATTTACTTGATCTGTTGGACTAAATACTACGGCTAATTTATTTGAATCAACAGGGTCTGTATCAAAAGTATTTATCTGTACTCTTTTTTCCGGAGATAATTGATTAGTGTAAAAGGATTCTTCTATTCGTATTTTATCACTTTTTATAACACTTGCTCCTATAGAGGGTGAGTAACTATAATAAATTTCTGAATAAGGTTTATACTGGTTTTCTTGAGACCCGGAGAATCCTATGAAACTAGCGGTAGTATATTGTGATTTTATTCGGTTAGGGTGACTAGAAGATACGAATCTATAAGTAGAATGATCGTATCTAAGAGCATCTACACCCATTGGATAGAATCTATTTAATGTGTCAAAAGATGCTGTGTATGAAGAACCATGATAAGCCGCTGGGTTTAGTGTATGTTCCTCAAATACTTTTTCTGAATATATGTCGCTGTAGTCTTTATACGCTTGTAAGAATCCTCTATATCTACTTGATCTAACTCCTGCATATTGACTGCCCGTAGATCCGCCTAATATTATGTTATGAGGCGTAGATAAAGAACTAGTAGAACCCCAAGAGAAGGAAATATCAGAAGAAGAAGTAACAATCATGGAACCGGAAAAACTAATCCAATTTTCAAAATTACCACTAGATTTTTTCCACTCAATATGTATAGAACCTGTTTTTTTAGTGTTTGTTATGTTTCTATCCGTATATATCCTAACATTCCAAGCGTCTCCATCAAAAAATGGATAGTATTTAGATTGTATTGTTTTTATAGAGAAAGAAGATGTTGAATTAGATGTGCTTTGTGCGTTCCTATATCTTAAGAATCCATAAGCATAACTACCACTCCTTGATGAAGTTGAAAAAGATCTGTAACTTACTAATTCTAAATTATTATATACTTTATTACTATTTTTAGAATCCTCTATAGACCATAAACTCATACTAAGGCTAGATGAATTCGTTGTATTAAATCTAAATTCGGAAACTCTAGGAGCAGATACTTGATTTTCGTTAGGAGATATAGATTGTCCCCACGGAATTTTAACAAATTGATTGCCATCAAATTTTAACAAGTATTGATACCTGTAACTTTTATGAGTAGGATTATATTTAGGAGGTCTTGCTCCACCATACTCCTTGATACTAATCAAAGTTTGAGGAATACCATATATAGAAAGAAGAGATTTTAGACTTCGCTCTGTACCTTTTGTTTTTAAAAGAGTAGGTATGTTATTTACTATTCTTCTCCAAATTTGATGTGTTAAATATTCATGTGCTTGAGAGGCTAAAGTACCTATCTCTAAAAAACTCCCTGTATTATCCGTACCTAACTTATATAACCAAAGATTACTAAGTTGATATCCATTATTTACCTCCCAACCTAAAGATTTTGCATAAGTTTTAAGAAGTTCATTAGGAATACCTCTTTTAGGGTGTTCATCTCTCCTGTGAATGGATGTTAATTCTTTAGTGAAAGCATATAAATTATCAAAATGCTGACCTATCATATCAAGGAAAACAAAATATTCTGAGTTGTCTGAATCATTAACAATATGACCCGGAGTTGCTTCATATAATGTATTGTAGTTTGTACTATCAAATTTTCTAGCTTTAGACAAAGATGATGAATACCAATAATTATAAGCAGAAGATGTTATATGATAATTATAATACTTATTTTGAGCTATGTATTTAGGCGCGGGAGTAATACTACCTGTTATGTCATAAGAAAAAATACTTCCCGAAGAATAATATAGATAATTCTCAAATTCGTCAAAACTATTTTTAACTTGATAAGATCGTTTTACTATTTTATTATGGTCGGCAATACCAAAATTACTTCCTGAAGAATTACTTGATTTTATTGCATTACTTTGACTATTGTAAAATTCAATTAATTGTAGTTTGTAATTATAGTTTTTTAATCTTTCTTGTGCTGATCCGTAAAATACAAAATTAGAAAAAACAGAGTAATCTATATTTAAAGGAACGGAAGCTGACGATGATATAACTCTATTTATAATTGTATTAGCTGTTTCGTAATTTGAATCTAGCAGAGTATCCCAATAATGATAAATGTTCTCGTCTTTAGAAGGGAGCAAACTATTCCATGTATTATAATTAGTAGATTCACCACTTGGAGTATTTATAGAATAATTAGGTGTTAGAGTTCTAGGTTCACTAACTATTTCTGGGGAAGTAACAGTAAACGAATCAAAATAATCTTCTGCTACTTTATAACATATATGTAATAGATTTCCTGTTTTTAAATTTTCTATAGGTTTTAATAACTTAACGTAAATAACATACTCATTATCACAATCTACTTTTATGTTTATAATGGAGTAAATTTTATTTTCTCCTAAATTTAAAACAATGTTATTAATAAATCCTAAAGTTCTTAAATAAGAGACTTTATTTTTAAATAATTTTAATTTCTCTATTACGTCTGGGTTATTTTTTAAGTATGTAGGCCTTATAGCTAATTTTAATTCTAACTCGTCCGGACTAATTTCTTGAATATAAAAATACTGATTATCTATGTTTCCAAAAATATTATAAAGAAAGTTAAAACAAATTTTATAGGTTCCCTCAAATATTTCTGAATCAAAAAATAATTTACATACATCAAAATTTATATCATCATAAGTAGAATCAAAATCATTTCTTATATTATAAGCTGACTTAATTAAATCATAACTTGTATTATAAACATGAGAATCTATGGAGAATGGATTTTTTATTTCATCTACTATTGCTTTCGATATGTCTAGACTCATGAATGGCTCATAATCAAATGATACTCCTTCAATTAATGATGACGAATCCTTTATTTTATCTTTATTTATGAATCTATCTATCATATCTGATTATTAAATTAATTTTAATTATTCTTACTATTTGAACAATATCTAAACTCGATAGTATGGAGGATCAATAGTACCTCCACCGCCTGTACCATCATCACCTGTATTCATACTAATACTAGGATAACCTATAAAGTCTATCGTATTTCCTGGCGTGCCTCGTCCTAGTCCTCTAGTATCTATAGGGCTATTATCTTGACCCCCACCGGCCCCTCCTCCTGGAGTTCCTACTGTAGGGCAATTAAAATTATTTAAATCTATGAAAACAGTAACCAAAGGAGGAGCTTGATTTCTATCTACAAGAGCAGAATTACCTCTGTATTGGTAGCTCTTATTTCCACTATTTAAAAATAAAGTGCATATTTGATTAATACTACCTATACTTAAAGAAGTGTATATTTTATCGTTTTCGTCAGTACAAGATACAAGTTCGTATATTACTATTTTATTAGTGTCTCCACCACCACCTCCGGTAGTTCCCCCACCAGGGGTTCCTCCTCCAATACCAGGACAATTTGTAACTCCTTTGATTTCAAGTAAATCGGTAAGTATTGTTATGTCTAGTGTGGTAGGGTAGAAATTTGGTTCTAATTCATCCCAGTAATAGAAAAGACGTTTTGTAGAGCTGTAATAAATTTGATTAGCCTTAGGTTGTGTGGCGATATACCCTAGTATAGTATTTGAATTACAAGGAATCATTCGCCAGTATTTATTTCCTGCTCCTGTGCTAGTACCTCCTATTCCACCTCCTGTATCACCGCCGGTATCAGGTCCTGTTCCTCCTCCAGTATCTGTTCCTCCTCCTGTTCCTCCGCTAGTGCCACCTCCTGTATTACCACCTGTTCCTACATTTATTGTAGTAGTGCTAGTAGTGGTAGTACTAGTAGTAGAAGTAGTGCTAGTAGTTGTAGTCCCATCTTTAGGGCATTCCGGGCAAATTGAATTAGTTCCAGATGCTCCAGTTGGTCCAGCGGGTCCTTGAGGGCCTAATCCTCCGGGTTGTCCATTTTGTCCCGGCTGACCATTTTGTCCGGGTAGTCCGTTAGCTCCATTTTGTCCGGGCTGACCATTTTGTCCCGCAGCTCCATCTTTTCCATCTTTACCAGCAGCTCCCGCAGGTCCAGCAGCTCCCGCAGGTCCAGCAGGTCCACTACCTCCATCTAAACCATCTCTACCGTCTTTACCATCTTTACCATCTAAGCCAGGAATAGGTATATTATTAACTATTGTGGAAGGAACGTTATTAATAATTGGAACAACAGGATCTATAATATTTCTTACTTTTTTCCTAATAGCAGGTGTCCAAGATGTAGATAAGTCAGTACAATTCCCATTGTTATTAGTGTTTATAAAATAGCAAGTATAATCTTCTAAAGGTCTCGCCCCAACTTCAGCAATTTTAACAAAGGTTCCTAAAGGATAAGCAGATAATTCAGAAAAATCTATTCGTTCAATGGATATTACGTCGTTATATGTTTTATTTCTTTCAAACATCATAACTTCTAATGTCTCATTGTTAGGTATAAGACATATCGAAATATCTGTTAATGCTTGATTATTAACTCCAATGAAATAATTAAAATTTGCATCAATTACCTTAGAAAGTATAAAGTCAGAAACAATAACTTTTTCAGGTCTAATAAAATAATATCCCGGATCTACAGACAAAGTAGTTCCTTGTAATTTATAACTTATAGGCACGTATTTTATCCCCTTAAGATTTACTTTTAATTTTGGTTTATTTGCTTTGTTTATATCTTCTGTGGAATATCTGTTTTTATTTTGTCCTTCTATTTCAGGTACTCTTTCTTTTATTGTTCCAAATATGACTTTTTCTACATTTCCTTCATATCTTCTAACAATCTTATAATTTACGTAGTCGTCCTTTTCGCTAGATGTATTAATTTTATTTTTTGGGACGGGAAGAGATATTTCTAATTTATTATTTACATCTAATGCATCTCCAATTTTTATTAATTCTTTAGATTCTTCTGTAGTAAATCTTCCAGACATGTATTTTCCATACTCATCCACATGATATTGACCTTTATAGATGTCTCCATTTAAATAGGTATATTCTCCAGTAGATAAGTTAGGGCCTGATCTTCTATTATTTGGATCTGATAATCTATGTATATTTATGATATTATTTTCTTCCACTATTTGCTAACTTTAAAATATATAGAATCATCAATTGTTTTTTCAATGTCTCCTCCATCCATCTTCACTTTAATTAGAACTTTATAATATCTATTTGGAAGAAATGTATTAAAATTTACTTTAAAATAATTTCCTTTAGTATCACAGCTTATTACATTCCTGTCATCAAATGGAACAACGTACATAGATGTTTGTTCATCTTGTATTGCATAATAAGAAGATGTTGGCAATCTTTTACTTGAAATGTAATTTGAGGATGTAGAATATGTTTTAACTGGGATTCTATCTCGTACTAAGAATCTAAACTTTGTTTTATCTGTTGGGTAATAAGATGCTTTCTTATTTTTGAAATGTAGTATGAAATCTTCGTTAGGTACTTGAGCAAATGAAGACAGTCCTGAGAATTCTGCATCATTCCATACAATGTCTAATCTTGGAATGAATATAGTATTAGTTTCCCTGCTGAAAAATTTGACTGATCCCATCACATCACAACTTTTTTCATCATTATCACTTCTTTTTATGATAAGACCATTATTGGGAATAGAACCTGAAATCCATTTATGAACAATGTTAGTAATGTCCATTCTCACATCTGGACTTTCTTGGTCAAAAGATTGAGATGCAACGTAACCACTTTGATAATACCAAGAGCCACCTCCTTTTTGTGTTACGTATGAACCGGTAGTTCCTGCAACAAATGAACCGGAAGTCCACTGTTTGCCTGTCATACCAAAAGAGCCATTTCTATAAGTCCACGAAACTCCCTCTTTTATTTGAGGAGACGAGTTATAATATCCTTTTCCCTGACTCCAAGATTCACTAACAGGATATGCGTATAAAGAGTAAGATAAGGCTAAATTATCAGCTTGTGCAGAAAATAAATTTAAATAATATTTGCTTGACCTTCCTATAGTTCCATTTTGAATTAACTTATTTATTTCGATAGAATCTATTTGAAGCAATATCCTAGAATTATAATTGTAATTATAGTAAATATCACTAGCATCTGCAACATTATGAGATATTTTTTCTAACTCTATTATTGAATCCAAACCTGAATTTAAATCAGGTTTTCCTTCATATATAGTGGCATCTCTTATCGGATATACTGAATACTGCATTTTATGTTAAATTTACTACTCTTCCTAATATGTCTCTGTTCTTATACTTAACTTCAAAAATCGAAGGATCTAATGCGGGATATAAAATATTGTTTCTAGTTGCCGTAGCTATATCATAGTAATTACCGGAATATCCTTCATCTTCCTTGTATTTATTATGTATATCAAATGCTAGTATATTTTTCACTCCCTGTACATCTTTGATTAAGCACATAACCTCACTTATATAAATAGGTTGACCTATCTGCATTTTATCATTAGAAAAATAATCTCTAAGATTAGATAAGCATTGTAAAAGAACTTCATTTGAATTATATGTAGCAGATGTTAATATTTCAAAACTTATGGCTATGTTTATAATAAAAGCATCCCTTATATTTATAGCGTCAGTTAACATTCTGTATTGTAGTAGATAATTTTTAAGATTCATTTTTACTGCCATGTTTAAAGGAGTAAAATTCTTATTATTATCATATCCTAATAAATATAAATTAAGTGATAATGGATTTGGAATAAAATCAAAAGTTCCGTAAGCTCTAGTTTGTGCGTCTCTTTCAATATGTGCTTTAGCTATTGCTCCAAATTTAGGAGGCAAAGTGTAGCATCTGACCATATAATCATCTTTCGTTACCGCTCTGTTTTGAGAAGCAAAGTGATTTATAGCTTCTTCTCTTAGAGTTTCTATGGGCTTATCTGATATACCTCCTCTAGCTGGTTCTGGATTATTTATGACAAGAGAGCCTACAGATGTATTATATAAAGTAGGGTCTAAAGCACCTAAAGGAGTTAGTACGTTTATTGATGATATAGTGGTTATGGAGTTTGCAGATACGTTATCTGGGATGCCACCGCCAATAGTATATTGAACTGTAAGAGTAGTGTTGGATGGAGCTGAACCGTAAGTTTTTGTGTACAAGAAATTTTCAGGGGATATACTTAAATCAACAACTCTTTCAAAATAATTTAATCCGGACCCTACATTAAAAGGATTAGGTACGATTTCTTCATCAACTTCACTACTAACACCACCTCCAAATTGTATTTCAGTTCTATCGTCTAGTCTAAGTCTAGTTACGAATCTTCTTTCCGTTTGTAAATAAGTTAATAGATAAGGTGCCGAGTCTCTGTATTGAGATAGATTTTGATCATTATGAGGTAAGTTTTGTACAGGAATAGGTATGGTGTCTTGAGCTAAATAAGGTACTTCATACCATTTATTTCCATCTGAATCTGTTATACTTAATATTTCAAGAACGTTGGTTTCCGGTAAAGTAATTTTATCATAAGGTTTAGGTGATGCAAAACTAAATTGTCTTGATAAAATAGTTCCAGATACTGCTTTTACTTTTTTCCTGAATAGATAATTTTCTACTTCTCCTGCATTATCAATAGAATACACGGATATTTCGGTAGGGTCTAAAGAGGAACTATATCGAAAGTCAACAGATTCAATTGTTCTGAACGTGACATTTTCCCCGCTTGTAGCTACTAAATTTGAATCTATAGATAAAGCGTATTTAAAATCAGGTTTGTTGTTAGGCCCATTTCCGGTAGAAGGTACTATCTGGTATATATCTAAATCTGCTGAAGCTCCTGTAATTAAGGATGGCTTAAATCCTAAAGAATTCGCAATATTGTATAAATTAATCTTTTCTTGTACAGTAGATAATAAAGATTCTCTTAACTGAATATCGGTATAAAATGATAGAACATCTCCTACATAAGAAGCGAGTTCTATAAACATCATACCAGGAGATGCTTCATTAAAATCATTATATGTATCAGGAAAGTAATTTCTAGAAAAATCTATTAAAGATTGTCTGAATTCTCCGAAATCTTTATTTACATATTTTACGTCCTTACTAATTAAATTACTTCTTTTACTCATTTTTATAGTATTTCAGCGGCTAAATCATTACCCGAATTATAGATTATTATTGCCCTATTGGCTCCTCTTTCTGTAACGGAAAATGTTATTCTCACATTAACTGAATTTTCTTGTTCTGAATACCCGTAGTTTTGATTACCTCCGATACCTACACTTAAATCTTTAAGAACTATGTAAGGGAGCCAAAATCCTATATCTTCCTCTAGCGAAGATTCTAAAAAACCTCTATTGAACGAACTGTTTTGCTCAAAAACAAAATCTCTAAGTATGGTGCCGAAATTAGGTTGCATATACCGCTCACTTTTTCTAGTCATTAGTAAATTTATCAAATTACTAATCGCTTGATCTTCGGTAGTATAAGATAATTGGAAAGCTCCTACATCTCTTGATGGTTTTTTATTGTACGCCTCTAACGCACTCTTAACAAATGTATTTCTATTAAAAGGTAATAAAATACCAACTGCTTTATCTAGTTTAGTATCAGGTGGATATGCCTTGTATATTATTCTACCCATTATTTAAGTTTTTCCGCTTTTTTAAGTACCGGAGTATAATTTCTAGAAAGTAATTTACTCATTAAATTACCTCCTTCTGATGAAGGTAATACTACTTTACCATCCATATCAACTACAGGTTCGTTTGCGTATGAGTAATTAGAGAAATTTATGTTTTCTGTAGTTGCTGAAGGACCATATTCCATGTCAGAGCTGTTAAAGGGCGTAGTTCCTGATAAAAGAGAGTCTAAAGAGCTGTTAGATTTGATTGGTCTTTGGTCTCTAGCATAAGTATTCTCTACTACCTTATTTGTAGTTCTATTATTTAGATTATTAAATTCTTCTTTTATTATAGATTTTATCTCTTTCTTTAATTCTTGAGATATTTCTTTTATTAAGTATTTTATAAGCGAATTCTTGTCCATGTTTATAATAAATATTTAAAGTGCATAATAAATTTAAAAATTAACTTCTACTATTTTATTTAAATCCACTAATTCATGAGATAAGTGAGCGTAATTGTCTTCATATAGGGTAACTTCTAGTTCTTTTCTTATACAGTCTGAATTAACTAATATCTTTTTTTCTACAAGCATAGATTCTTCTAATATAAACAAATTAGTTGAAAGTAATTTTTCTATGTCTGTGTTATACTTAAATTTATCTCCTATTATATACCAGCCCGGTTTACAGTCTTCTTTTATAACTAATATTAAATAAACAACGTCAGAAACTATTGCTAAAGTTCTTTTACTCTTGAGAATAGATACTATCTTGAATAAATGACCGTAACATTTACCATCCGGGTATATATAATCTATTGGTATGTTTATTAAATCTTCATCCGGATTAAAAGGAGTTCCGGGAGATCCAGGCCCACCGGGTCCGTTTGGACCACCAGGCCCTCCCGGTTCTCCAGGAGTACTTGAGGGATTTCCTCCACCAGGCCCACCAGGCCCACCGGGACCACCAGGCCCACCGGGACCACCAGGTCCGTCAGGCCCTCCAGGGCCGCCAGGAGTACCCGGAGGTGAGGAGGTTCCTTCGCCTTGAGGTGTACCAGGTGTATTTGACGGAGTACCATCAGGTTCGGTAGATTCGCCGCCAACTTCGGGAGTAGGAGATGTGTTAGGGTTGCTAGCTCCGCCAGGAGTTCCCGGTAATTTTACTTCAGGAAGAGAAACGTTAGCATCTATAGAAAAATTAGGTAAGTCACCAGATGGATTACCTATTGAATTTGTAGTAGAATCAGACCCTCCGGGCATATCGGGAGAAGCTGTTACAGAACCTCCTGCTTTACCATCCATTCCCGGTATACTATTTGTAAAGCCTGTAGGGGCTACTCGTGATAGTCCATCTGTTCCTAGCTTAAAATTAGCGGGTAATGCGGGAGGTTGTGGAAAACTTTGAGGACAGCCTCCACCCCAAGCACCTCTATTAGGATTTAGAGTATATTTTAATTTTAATTCTATTATTTTAGGTAGCCTTGGAGAAATTAAAGAAGGCCCTCCAAGTGGTGATGTGGTTATACCTCCGGCGCTAGCTAATAATTGTAATTCCTTATGTAAGCCTAAAACGAATTCTACAAGGTCGTCAAAATTTACATCATGTTCATCCGTAGTAAGTCTTATTTTTGAAGCAGATAAATACATTGTCTTTTTTGCAATCAACATCATATCATCTGTCTTTGCTTGCATTACAATTCTATCTGCATTTGTAGCCGATTGAGCTTTTCTAGAACTTGGAATACTAGACAAAGGAGAAGGACATGCTCTAACAGATACAAATCTTGATAAGGCTTGGTCAGAAGTCCAATAAGTAGTAGAGAAATCATTAGCTGCGTCTTCTATGGCGTAGGACAATGAATCTTTTATTTCTCTATTAGGTATATCTTTTACTTCATTGGGTAATGGTTTACTAGGTCCTATAGGTTTATTAGCCACTATAGTTATTGGATTTCCAGCTTTTCCAGATTTCCATGTTGGTTGAACCTCATGTTGTGGATGAGGTCCCGACCCAATACCTAGTCTTAAAGAAGAACCACCTCTACCAGTGAAAGTAGTGTCTCCTTCAAATGGTTGCATAAAGTTAGCGGTGTATGGTCTTTTAGGGAATGTATTTCCAGGAGTAACGAAAGGCGGTGCCGGTTTATTATCAGATGTTTTAGATCTATTAGACGCGTGAGGTATTTGATTTATTACCGAATCATTAGTTGAATTAATCGGTAAGGGGATATAGTATAGTACTTTATCTAAGTTTGGAGCATCTGTACCATCATATCCGGTAAGCTCAAAAACAACTACGTGTTCTCCTCTTAAGGGTACATTTCTAAAGTTAGTGAATAAAGGCCTAGCATAGTGAGCACGAACATTTCCTATTAAAGAATTTGGGTGTAATTTAATTTTTACAGAGCCTAATGGAAGTGTTCTACCTTTGTCATCTTTTTGATTTTTACCATACGCCTTAAAGGTCTCTATCACTTCCGCCGATACTAAATAGCCCATCTTCTAGTTGTTTATCTATGTCTTGAAATTCGTCTAATAAGTTATCTTCAGCTTTTTGTAGCATCTTTAATTCCGTCAGTTCCTTTTGCGTTTCTTGAGATAACTCTTGAAGTAGCATTTCTTTTTCTTCTTCGGTCAAGTTAAAATCGCCACTTGAAATAGATGCCGCTTTACTATACATCCTTTGTACAATAGCTGCCATTTTTATAAGTTGGTCGTCATTTTTAACCATGACATCAAAAAATTCTTTAACCACCGGTAGAATAACTACTGCATCATTTACACTTTGCACAACGCCATCTAACCCTTTTAATGTCTTATCTAATTCTTTTGATCTTTTTTTAGAATTGCCATAAATCTCTTTCAGAAGATTTGACATGCTAAAATCATCAAATAATTTTATATCTTCCATATTATTTCTTCATGTATTTATTAAATTGCAAATCAAAATCATCTTTAAATATTTTTACTATCTTAGTGATTCTGTTTGTATTTGTCATGGGAATATTGGATCTTTCTCTTATTAATACATATAATGCTTTCTTATTAAATGCATATAAAGATTTACGATGCTTGAAAATGTCAATGATGGAATCTGCTATAGCTTTGTCTAAATTATTTTTAAATGTGCATCTTAATTTTTCATATAATTCTCCCGTCCATAAATTCATAAAGTCATCCAAAGAATCTTTATAATGTTTAGTGACTACCTCGTTTATGATATCTCTCTCTTCATCTATTTCCCATAACTCTGCTTCTCCTACTCTATTTTTATACCCTTTCTTATTTTCCATAATAAGATAATTTATAGCGATCCGGGTAAAAAAAGAATATGCTTTAGCTCGTTCTTCATTATATCTGTGCATTTTTATAGTCAGCATGGAAACTACTTGACAATGTAAATCCTCATACGGTAAATCAATGTACATATATTTACCCATGTTTATTAAATTCTCAGCGAGTTTACAAAATGCGGGGTATATATTTAATTCGTATAATATATTTTTTTCTTTTTGTGATGTCAGTTTATTATATTCTACTATTGAATTTTGTACTGTCTCATCAAAGTACATTTTTTTCTTTAATTTTTTCATCTTATATCTAATAAAAAAAAGCCATCTTAAAAGATGACTTTTATGTTACTACTTCTTATCTGCTGTAAAAAGTAAATCTAGTTCCTCTATCGTGTGACTTAACTGTTTAAATACTGATCCAACTTCATCATCTGATTCAAATGCTCCGATTCTATCTAGGGTTCTCATTGTGTCTAGTGAATCTCTTACTCTTGATCTTATGGATAGTATTATATTGAAGTAATTGTCATTTTCTTTTTCTAAATCATTCAAGTATTTCTCCGACTCTATAAGTAATTTTTCATTTTTAGAGAAATTTACTATGGCTATGTATAAAAGTATTATGTTTATTATTATTGATATTATTAGCATGTTTTGTTTTTTATGAAGAAACCATTTGTCTTGCTGCGTCTGTAGATGCCATGATGATAGAACCTAAAGTTACTTTTTTAGTCTCCGGGATTTGTAAATATTTGGATGCTGAATCATCATATAGCCCCGCTTGAATTTTTATTGCTACGTATTCATTGTAGGATAAAGTCACATATTTCTGCAATAAATATAAAGACTTATCCGAAGCCACTAAAAACTTAGCCGCATCGTTAAATTTATACCCTCTGTTCAAATTTTTTCTATGCCAGTCGGAAGTTTCCTCAACAAAGAAAGGGTCTTCGTCTACACCACATAGTCCAATGGAATTAAATAATGCAGCTACGGTAAACTCCTCTAAATTAAAATCTAAGGCAATATCGGTTGACTTGTACAATTTACAAAGACCTAATCCAAAATTATAGGTGTTAATTGCAAACTGTAGTAAACCTCCTTCATAACAGTAGTTATTGTCTAAAAACATAGAGGCTGGAGCGGATTGTAATGTATTCTCATAGTCTGATAGTAACTTTAAGAATTTTTCTTTTCTTTCGCTAGCTACGCGTAACTCTAATAAATCTGTAAATTCTTTAAACAACTCTTGTGATTTCATAAAACTTTTTTTTGTGTAACAATTTAATATAAGGTTTTGTTTACTTCATTCCACTCTTTTATTTGAGCGGGAGACATGTTTCTCAGTTCCGATTCGGAAAGTTTTTTTTTATGTCAGCTTTAGGCTCTCTGTAATTTCTACTTTTTGGTTTATTTGAAGAAGGAGTTACAACAATTTCTTCTTCTTGCTCACCTGAAGATATATCATAATCTTCATCTATAGCCTCAAATGTAATGTCCTCTACTACATCTGATTCAACTTCTTCTATTACTTCTGATTCAATTTCTTCTATAACCATATCTTCTATTACATCAGATTCAATTTCTTCCTGTACAAAACTGTCAAAACTTCCAGTAACTACTTCTTGAAGTCTTACTTGTTCTGCAAGTGCTGCATCGGAATATTCAAAAACTTCATTAAAAGATCCTTTTACAATAGTCATATCTGCAAATTCATTAATAGATTCTATACTATTATTTTTTACTTTATTCTTACTTCCTGTGGGCCTACCCCTTCTTTTTGGTTTTGATAAAGCCATTGACCATGAAAAATCACCTTGTAAATTATTTGGGTTTGCAGGTACTATTGAACCCACTAGAGGTTCTCCGAAAGAACTAGTAAATTCTCCAAAAGAGCTAGTAAATTTTACCTTTTCGTTAAAATCTTGAATATACTTTGTATCCTCCTCCGTTAAATCATCCGAGTAAAACTCTGCTAGAGGGCTTCTCTCTTTCGGGGTTTCTGGAATAGGATTCTCTTCAATATTATCAGAATCTTTTTCATTTTCTTCTATGATTACTTTTTGAGTATAGTGATAGGCAGTTAATAGCGCAATAGCCAGTGGATCCGCTAGAAATACAATAACCATTAAAAACCAAAATAGTACCTTGTCCAAACTTGTATTGGTAACTTCGGAAAGATAAATGAGAGGTCCAAGTTCTACAGCCACATCATTACTTGATTTTATAGCTATAATCTTTGTTTCATAATAAAAGATGGAATCAGAAATATTTGTGATGTCCACATATACTCCATCCCTCCTACTCTCCATTTTCCCAATGTCAGAGTTAAGACCTTCTACTTGTTGTAAATAATCTTTTCTAGTGGATGCGTTTGATCTTGATGATGTTCTTCCTCTACTATCTGTGTAAACATCTTTTGAATCGCTCATCATTCCAGAAGATGTAGTATTTCTTTGTAATCTTGTTTGAGCAATATCGGAAATAATTTGCTTGTATTCATTTTGCAAATCATTTTTCTTATCTGTGAAGAATTTCTTTTTCTCTTCAACCAATGCAACTTCAGATTTAGATGCCATGAGCTTATTCTTATTCTCGGTGTATGCTTGAGAAAGAATGCCATATACTCCGGAAGATGTTACAAAGATGACAAGGAATAAGAAAATTAATCCCCCCACTTTATATCCGAATGTTAGTTTATCCCAGTATCTATGGAGGAATGATGCGATGACAAGTTTTGATACTTCTATCCCGGCACCTAAAAGAATGATGGCCATTCCTGCTCCAGCGAAAACTTGGGCTAGTCCTTTTACAGAGAAAAAACCTACGACGGAAGCTAGGAAAATAGCGCAGGTCAAAAGAAGATAGGATATTCTTTTTTGTGTTTTAATGTCTTTGATCATGGTATTTTTTTTACAAAGGTAGTCAATTTTTTTATATAATCAACTTTTTTTGCATTTTTTTATTATTTACATGTTTTTACATGAATGCTATGTAATATAAAGAAAACAATTACATATATAATTATGTTAGATTCACATGTTATTGATGATTTCATTTTGTTTTAAAGATATAAAAGAGCATTAAACATGAATATACATTTAGACATGGTGCATGTTAACATAATTTTTTTGACAAAGGTTGACTATTGATGTATAATCATGAAATTTTAACATTTTATTAACATGTAGATTTCTGGAGGGGATACCAAAATAGAAATCATGCCCCCCAGTAAAATAAAAAAATTAAAAAAAACATGAAAAATACATGTAAAATCTATTTATAGTAAAACATGTAACATACATTTATTGATAATTGATTATAAATTAAAACACATTACACATTATGACAACAATGATAAAAGCATTATCTGATTTTGAACACATGGGACACATGGTATATCTAAAGAAGATATTCCCGGAAGCATTCTTTAAAATAAAATCACTCACAGTACATTTTAAAGAGAAAGAAAATTTAATACCCGTAGGAGGAGATGAGGGAGAAGTTAGAGCCGAAATTACATTATGTCCATCTATAAAATGTCAATTCTACATTTATGCAAATAAGGATGTTTTTGACAATAAGGGAAATGCTCTAGTACCTTACATGATAGATTTGGATGTAGATGAAAACAATGATGTAGAAGATTTGTTAGATAAGTTAAAACAAATGCTACAGGATGAATTTAAAGAAAAAATTGAATGACACACTATCTTTCATGTCGGAGCATGATAGAGTACTGTTTTTATACAACAACATCTTATTAAAAAATCCCGAGGATAACTTTGATTTGAATAGGGAGACATTTAACATGATATTTTCCGCTGATTCCAATAATTCTGACATTTTTGGTAACATGATGGAAGATTCTAAAGAAATAGATGACTTTTTTTCCTTTTTAGATGACAATGAGGAGTCTTTTGATGCTTTTTCTTATTCTGACGAGGAAATGGATGAAATGTTAGATGAAATGGATGATGAAGGCAATCCCCTACATCCTGACGATGACGTACAAGTAGAGGTTCTAATAAATGATGACATCCTATTGATACTTTCTAATACCGAAGAAGACATACAAACTTACATTTACAATTATTGCTTTTTGGATGGTTACATATACACTAAAATGCCTGATTCTGAATTAGATAAGGCAAAAACACTAGATATAGTAACCGGATATAAGTATAAAAAAGTTTTTAGGATACTTGGTAAGTTAGAAAATGATATTTGTTACAATTAATTTAACACAAAATGGCATATAATTTGAAGGTAAAGTAATATCTATTATTAGTTAACTCTTAAAATTAATAAAATGGCAAATTTTGATGATCTAGGTTACGACGAAGTAGTAGACACTATCTGCGACGTAATTGATTTAGGAAAAAATGTAAAAAACGTATTTGCTGATGGATTTCAAGTGATTCCTGACCTTATCGCGTTGACTCCTGAATTCTTTAAAGTTCAAGAGATTATTTCTGATGCTCCTATGGCAATCAACCAACTTAAAAACTTGAGTGTGGAAGAAGCTAAAAAGGCACATGCAGAAATTGCAAAACGTACAGGCGTAGCTCAAGACAAGGTAGTCGATACAGTTACCAAAGGCTTCGGAATTATAGTTGAATTGTATGAAGTATTTGCTTGGAATCAGGCGAAGTTCTTCTCAATTAAACAAAAAGTCCAAGACTTAGCTTAACCTAACGACTAATTTTGAGCCCCGCTAAAAAAAATTTGGCGGGGCTTTTTAATTAGCACATTATGCAATATTTATACTAAAAGATAATCATGCTAATTTACAGACCTACTATTATTTCTGGATCGGGATATTACTCTGGGTCTTTCGATGGGGATGGGTCTAGGTTATATAACTTAATATCTTCATCCTATGCAATTACTGCTTCGTAT